AAGAATCTGCCGCAGAGAACGCACCGCCGTCAGACCGCCAAGGCCTGAGTCGAATACGCCGATTGGCCGCATATCCATATCGTTTTCCAACCTCCTCACCAAATCATATTAAGACAGTCTATTATAAACCTTTAGTTTCTCAAAGTCAATATTTTCGCAGGAAACGTTCTGTATTCTTGACAAACCTTTGGTTTTATCGCTTTTTTGTTCTTTAAAAGTTCACTTTTTGTTTTGTTGTTTTTGCAACACATTGGTGTAAATTGGTGTAAATCTTCATAAATCTACACAACTCTGCGAGCAAATGGTGTAAAATTGGTGTAACTCAGCCGTGCAGAACAGCTCTCTCCACAACGTCATAATTGGCGTGTGCATATGTGTCAAGCAACATGTTGACTTTAGCGTGTCCCATCAAGTATTGCACCGTTTTAATGTCCATTCCCTTTGCGATACAGTCTGAGCAGAATGTGTGTCGAAGCATATGCGGAGTAATATGTGGAAGCTTTTCAGTCTCTGACGATGCGTTAAATCTTTCGACAACGTGTTTAAGAATGTCCTGTAGGCGACTTGCCCTCCTCGGGTATCCATTCTTACCAACGAAGATAAAATCGCAGTATCCGTCAATTTCTTTTGGTTGATAACATCGGCTGTGGATTGCTCGTCTTAGAGAAAATATGGCGGCATCTGTTAATGGAATTGTGCGGTTTCCGCTATCAGATTTTGGAGGTCCAATCCGCATTGTAGCTGTACCTCTCTCCATCGGGATGATTACCTGATGGTCAATCGTAAGTCTCCTGTGTTTGAAATCCACATTGGATACTGTTAATCCATATAGCTCTGAAATTCGCAAGCCGGTTTCAAGCAATATGACAACATCGTCATATAACCTTTGTCCCCATTTATCTTCGAGCATGGCGTGCAACAGCAGTTCTTTTTCTCGTTCTGTGATGCCTTCTCTTCTTTCTGTAGATTTTGGAATAACATCAGTCAAATGGAACGAGACTGGATTGCGATAAATTACATCGTCGATAACAGCATTCTGAAATGCGACTTTCAAGATAGCAAGAGTATGCCTGATGGAACTGAAGCTACGCCCTTCTTGGTGCATTCTCACTACGAATTCTTTGGTTATTGTCGCGTTTACATCGCGAATCTGTAGTGATCCGTACGGGTCTTTTTCGATTAACCGAGAAAGACTGCGATAGGAAATTTTAGAATTTTCTTTTAGGTTTCTTTTTTGGGCAATGTATTGCTCAACCATTTCGTGAACTGTCATTTTACCAGCCGCATAGTCGAGGCCTCTCTGTGCTACTTTTTGAATAAGATCTTCCTTTTCTCGTAGCTCTTGTAGCGTGCTGGCATAAACGGTTTTACGATCTCCCTTTATATCGGTATACCGATACATATAGGTAAGATCTTTTCGTTGGCTTTCTCCTGTCTTTAGGATTCGTCCTCTGTTGTCTCGGCGCTTTTCTGACATAGATCCTCCTTTCATTTGAAAAGCATCCGATATGGCAGCTTAATTCTACCATACTCGGATTGGTTTTGCTATGTTTAAATGGAATAAGTATCTTTAAGATACGTATCAAAAGCACATCGTTTGATGAGTCGTTTATTGCCCACCCATAAGACAAACTTGCACCGCTCATCATCTGTGAGTTCTCTAAGCTTATTAACCCCAATGTTAAAATAAGCAGCGGCCTCCTCAAGTGTCAGATTTGATTTCTCCCAGATCGGGACTTCCTTCATAAAAAACCTCCTATGTATATGACAAAAGGGGCACCCTATGGGTGCCCCTTATTTTACGCTATGTCAGGTTCTGTAAAACCATGCTTTACTTCAATCTTCTTGATTGTTTCATGCACAATACTTTCGTGTTCCGTAAATAGGAACCATACGCCGAACGCATTTACTAACGGAACAAGCGCGATCAATACCACAACTACGAATAAACAAATCCCTTCGTTTGATGATGCGGTAACCTTCCAGTAATCACGTGGATGTTTTTCTTTGAATAGGTAATATCCACCAAACACACATCCAGCAAACACCATCATCATCGCTGTAAAGGAGCCCCAATAGAAGACTTTCCAGCAGAATAATAAGATGTTGATTAAGACATCAATAGCCGCTGCTACCAAAGCCACCATCTCCTCTCTCGGTTTCGTCGAGATCCTCTACTTCTTCAAGGATACATGGCACATAATCTTGAATAATTAGCTGTGCGATTCGATCTCCCTTATGAATGTATCTTTCGAAGTAGGAATCATTATGTAAGGGTACGATATATTCGCCGCGATACTTACAATCGCAGACTCCAACACAGTTGGCGGGGCGAAGTCCATCTTTTGTAGCAAGGCCGCTTCGAGCATAAATTGCCCCAAAAGTTCCATTCGGTAGTGCGACTGCAATACCTGTGCCGACTTTAATCGTCTCCCGAGGTTTAATAACGCAATCAGTATTACTATATAAATCCCAACCGGCATCGCCTGGATTTGCTTGTGTCGGCAAGATAGCGTCAGGGGATAATTTCTTGACCTGAAAATTTTTCATGGCATTACCCCATCACTCGATCAGCTAGACTGATTTGTCCAACCAGTTCTCCGCTGCCATAACCATTGATGTAGTCGTGTGCCACACATCCACTAGTAGCCTTAGTGGCGTCATAATAGTCTTCTGAGATGGCTGATGTTTTACAGTTGTCGTCTTCTTCTTCGGTTTCGTTAATTGTAGTGCGGCTCTTCAGCACGCCGTTCTCATCGAATTCCTCGATTACTTCTTTACGAGTTGTCTTTCTTTTCATACTTATCTCCCTAAAATAAAAGCGGGTGTCGTGTGACACCCGCTTACAAAATTTATTTTTTTACAGCACGCCTTCGTGCGTATAGAAGAAGCCGATGAATTTAGCTTCATCTGTTTTATCCGTACAGAATAATTCAAATTCGTCACCATGTTCTCCCAAAAGAGCACCGATGGCTACGTATTGACTCATTCTGCTCTTCAAATAGATTCTGTCTCCATGTTGAGATGCCAAATAAACAGCACCCTTACATGAATCAACGATTCGTAAAAAGTCGTTGATTTCATTGATGTTTTTTAGTCTCATAAGTTTGTTTCCTAATAAAATCTTACTTTGATTTGAGTGGTTCTAAAATGCCTCTCAGAGCTTCTCATAAAGCCCACAGTGGCACTTTCCGCTCTCCTGCATACGGAATGCCTTGCACATACAACGTGTCTCAGGAGTTCTTACAACGGCGCACGGACAGTAGTAATCATTAGCTTTTAAGGCATCAGTTACTTCCTTCACATGCTCGGGATCATCAACAAATCGAATCATGTTTTCTTCCTCCAAAACATATTAGTGATATCTATCCATTCGCCGTACTCATCAAAAGCAATCATGATTTGATTCGTGGCTGGATTGTTTAATCCACCACGCTCTGCATCATAATGTCCTAGCTTGAGATAATCTAAGAACGGAATTAAATCAACAAAATTTTCCACTGTGTCACAGCCAGAGTATAGGCAAGTCTTCTTCCCTGCTTCTTTGACAATCTGCAATGCAGCTTTCATCTCGTCGACATGATGTTCGCCGCCCATAAAACAGACGCACGTAATAGAATTCCCATACCACTCCAACAGTGAATCAAGGTCTTCCAGTAAAGGCCGACCGATATCTTCTCTGAGTTCCGGTGTATGACATCCGGGGCACCGGTGAGGGCACCCCGTGATGTTAAACGCTAACGTGATTTCGTTTGGAACCTCTTGGAATACGACGCTATGGCCGGCATACTTAAGCCTTGTCATAATAGCGCTTCGCTGCCTCTCTCTGGCGAGCCTCGGAGAATCGAGAAATTCTCTTTAGATAGCCAATGATGCGAGTCAGATAATCCAGGTTTTTGCTACCACATTTATGACACTCCGTTAGATTGTGCTTGCTGATGTGTCCACAATCATTACAGACAGTGTTGGGAATATTGAATGTGAAGTAAGAGCAGCCAGTATCAACCGCCACCTTTAATAGATGACGATACTGATCCTTAGTTAAATGTTCATCGAGATTGGCGTGCAGAGCGCTGCCACCATCTAAATATTTAGTCAGACGGCTGCCATGTAGGATGAACTTATCAATCAGGCTGCATGTCTCATCCTCGACTTTGTAAAAATAGCTGTTGTAGCACTCACGAGGAACGGCATAACCATCCTCTTTGTCCCACTTTGCATTCTTAACGCCAAGGTTTTCTGCAGGCACGAACTCGGTATTAAACATGATGCCATCCTTCTTTGCTGCACGATTAGCCTCAAAGATGGGCTTTAAAATCATTTCTCCATACTTGAAGTATTCATCATTAGGGGAGATATCAATACCAAGGAACTCAGCACCCTCAACGAAACCGTTAATGCCAATCGTCAGATACTGCTTGTCCATAGAAATGTAGCCTGCATTGTAAATGCCGAGCAATCCGGCGTCCAGGTTGTCCTTGATGATTTCATTAAATGCAGTCAGATACTTATGAATCTTTTCAATTTGTTCTGAAACAGCCTCAGAGATATCACGTCCATCGCGAACTGCATTCTGAACCAAACGATTGACGTTAATGGTCATAACGCCCTTACTACCGGTAGAAACGCCACCCGCTCCCAGCGTATAGGAGAAGGCGTTGTCTTGCATTTCATTACGCAGGCGGCAACAGCTTGCCAAGCTATCGACACTATCACTTGTATAGGTGAAGAAAGAGTGTCCCTTGGCATACATTTCTGCAGTAATATCTGCCCAGTGTTGGTCGACAGCGTCCTTTCCATCGTTAAGCAGATTCATAGTCTCCACAGGGAAGGTCAAGAAAGCCCGAGTGCGCTCTTCATTAAACCAATTCATGAAGTCCTCTTGTAGCTTGCTGACTGTTTCCCAACAAGGGACACTGCCGTCAGGGAAAACAAAGTTTTCAAACATGCCATTGAAATACGGCTCATCGAAGTAGGCAATGTTCCAAAATACGGATTGGAAATCACGAGCTGCTGCGGGCTGGTTGATGCTATAAATGATCTGCTGATACTTATCGTGAATCAGGTCGCCCATTGTACGAATGCGGTTTGCAAATGGAGCTGTTACGGGGTCATCGATGTGATCCCAATAATTATCGCCATAATCCTTACGAATGAAATAGTCCATATACATCAGGAACTCTGGAGTAGAAACAGCTCCAGCAAATTGTGCGGCAACTGCAAACACAAGATTGATGAATGAACCGCAATAACTATCAAGGTTTGTTGGTGCCTCAGAGATGCCGCCAATGTTCTTTAGACCACCGAACAGAAATGGATACATCGTGATTGAAACACAATAAGGATAGATGCTGGTTTCATCGTGCTTATATAATTCATGAAATTCAATCTGACGAATATATTCTTCAGCCAGATCTGTTCCATACATTTCGATTAACTTATCAATCATCATCAGGCGATTGTAGCCAATCTTCTCGCGCTTACACATTTCACCATGGCAAGTAGCGATATTTTTTGTTTCTACATTTGCGTTGGCATCGACTTCACTACCGGTTGCAGCATTGCTGGCCTGACGATACTTCTTGATGAAGTTCACATACTTGCGATACTGGTTGTTATAGGAATCAATTCTCATTTCGCACCTCCTTGACCCACTTCATTGCCGCCTGGAAATTCATCAACTCTCCATCGACCATGAGCATGGGTACACTTGAGATGCCCATATCCATCATTGTCTGTACGTCGGAACAGTGAGAATATGTAATCTTGCGCTTGTCCAACAGGCCGGATAAAACCTTGCACTGAGGACAGCCGGTGGAATACAACACAATCTCGTTCATAACGTTATTCCTCCTTTAAAATTTGCAGAATTTGTTTTGCTGTAGTTTCTACGTCGATGTTTTCAATCTCGTAAACATCGTTATAAACTGCTTTTAACCTCTGGAGGGCATTAGCGAACATTGTGTCATCAGCAATTAATCGCTGTCGTACACCAGTTCTTCCCTCGCCCCTTGCGTAAAGTCGATTAATCAGTTCCTCTGGCGGCGCAGTAAAGTAAAAAACTTTTACATCTTTTGCTCCATGATATGCGTTTTTGAAATACTCAACTCCACAAACATCGACGACATAAATGTCATTTTCATCGACTTGTTGACTGGTTGCACAATAGCGCTTACCGTCAAAAAGCGTGAACGCCACCATATCTTTGAGTTTGTCGAACTCTTCTTCAGAGATAAAAATATGCCCAGGTTCATTTGCGAATCTGGGCGCGCGTGTAGTATAGGATTCAATCTGAGTCATTCCATACTGTTCGCATAGGTAGTTAGCAATTGTTGTTTTACCGACCCCAGATCGACCAACAAATAAAGCAATGGTATTACTCATATATCAACCTCAATTCTTAATTGCCATGAGTAACTCTCTGGTGATTAAGGGCTGCAGTTCCTGAATCTTATCAACGCTGATTTCTGCACAAATCTTCACCTCTGGGTTGGCTGTACCATGTGCACCACGCTCTTTATAAACATGTGAGAATTCTGTGAGGTTACATTTGTAAATGAAGTTGCTTGGGATACTCAGCATATAAAGACCTCTTTTGGCGTCTTTATCTTCTGACCAGTCTTCTCTGACATAACCATTCACACTTCTCAGATATGTAACTCCGTCCTTTTCAATCTGATCAGGAATCTCGATGCCTAAAATTTTCAAAGCTGCATCTGTAGGAATGATTTTGTCCTGATACCACTCAGACATCTCGTTTTCACCATATGTAGCCAAACGCGTTGAGCTTCGAATGATTCGATTTTCATAACGTTTTGCGTGAGCATCCCAGTCATCTTGGCCAGCTCGATGCATGCCCTCGACCGTGAACGAGAAATCAATGTAACGCAGCATTGTGATATGATGCTTGCCGAATTTAAGCAGCATTGCGAATAATTTGTTGTATTCTTCCAGAAGATCGGCAGGCGCATCGCTTCGAACGCCACCACGCTCATCTAAAACGGCTGCGCACAATGCTCGAATATGGTCTTCCTTTTCACGTGTCCATGTGCGTTTGCTAAAATACATTGTCGTTAGCGCATCGGGAATTCCTTCGATTTTGTTCAAATATACTTTCAAAATATCTCTCCTTACATTTTGGCAAAGTAATGATTGCCGATCTGTCTATATGAACAACTCGTGTATGGAGTTGATTTGAAATAGCCATAATCAATATCAAGTACGTAATCATCGTTGTGCAGCACATAATTCACCGCATCATAACAGACAGTCAATAGCTCCGGCTCTTTGATATCTGCAGACGTCAAATAAGATGAACAATCAAACTGACCTTGCTGAAAAATAACGTCCTCAACGGTATCTGGCCATTCGTCGGATAGAACGCGGTTGAAGATAACTTCAATAACCGCTCTGATTCCTTCGAATGATTCTCCTCGTGCTTCGTGATAAGCGCACAGGGCAGCGTACGTAATGTCTGCGTCCGTTAAAGCAATAGACTCATACCGAAGCACAGGCGCGGGGATGTATGCTTCAGGCTCTTCTTGTTCTTCCTCTTTTAATTCTGTCAATGCGAGTTGACATGCCGCTACTTGAGATTGAAGTTGGATGTTTTCTTCCTCAAGGGCAACATTAGCTTTCATGTAGATTCCAAGCAGAATTACTGCGGAAAGTGCAATCAGCGATAAACAAAACTTTTGCATTTGTTTGTGTCCTTTCTGAAGTATTCAAAAAGAGCGACTCTTTCGAGCCGCTCTGATAGGTAAGTTATAAAATTGAATCTATGTTGCTGATATCATCTTCGGCTGGAGTAGCACCGCCGCAAAAAATCTCGTCTACCTGCCGCTTAGTCCATGTGCCTGCATAAGACGGGCGAAATTCACTGGCAATATAATCAACGGTGTCATATGTACTCCATAGTCCTTCATGACGTGTTTCGAATAGTTCTGGCAGCACATATCCGTGAAACTCTTCATTCCCATTTCTAATGACAAAAGTATCTGTTCCATCAAAATTAAATTCAATGTAATACTTTGAATCAGTAATTGCACAATACTGTTGCAACTGCGATCTGGTCGCATATAGAGCTAAAGTATTATTTGTTGGAGTTTGTGTATTTGCCACCGCATCAAGAAATTCATGTAGCATCATTCAATTAACACCTCATAATCCACGAGATCCCAATATCCTTTTTTTGTTTTTTGGACTCGTTTTGCGTAAATGATATCTCCAATAAGAATGGGGCAATCTTTCATCTGCCATGGTTCCAAATCGAGAACCGACAGCTTGCCGCTGCCAATGCTTTTACATCGTAGTTTATACTTCCAAACCTTGCCGGTTGTTTTGCTCTTCATTTCAAACCGATCAAGAATGTAGAGCTTTCGTCTGTCTACTTCTTTATATGTGGTCAGATCTACGTAACCTAGAATCTCGAGATGATTTAGTGCGCGAAGTTTATAACTTCGTTCTGGAAGTTCAAGCCCTCGTATGTATTTTTCGAGATCATCAAACAAACCGACCATATCCGTAATGGTATAGGATTTTAAAGTGTTGCCTTTAACCCCTTTATCGGTTCCATGCAATGAGACGAATGCCTTCATTTCATCATTGAGCTTGTCTTTCGAAATGGTTTTTGCCGTTCCTTCTTTGAAGAATGCGAAGATATCCATCAGGCGAAGCAGTTCCGTGCTTGTTCCGAACTCTTGGAAGTAGTCCACCTTGACAAGTGGTCTAACTTTACTGTCTTTGAGGCCGTGTCTATCAAGCCAAGTGAGCACCTCAATAAAACTAGGATTTAATAAGTCATTATTGGCCTTCCAGAGCGTTTCTGCGACGGTTTTTCCGTAGCCTTTAATTGACCCGATGGAGTTTGTAATTGCATTCTGAGAGGCCATAGCGACGATTGCGCGGTTATCCTGCCCCCATCGGAACGGTGGGAACTTTATATCGAAATATTTTTCAGCCTCTTCTTTTAGGGCAGTCATTTTGTCCTTGTTGCCCTTCTTCTCATAGATGCGAAGAGCAACCTCATAAAACTCCAATGGATGATGACATTTCAGCCAAGCGCCATACAAACTATCGAGAGCAACACAATAAGAATGCGAGCTGTTAAAGCTGTATCTGGCAGAGTCTTCCATAATCTGCCACAGTTGGTCGGTCATTTCGTCTGCTTTTTCTTGTGGCATGTGTTCGTCCTCAATCATTGTGCGCTTAAAGCCAGTTTTGAAAATCTCTTTGTAAGCCAAAACTTTCTCCACTCGCTTCTTGGCAATATTTTTGATAGCCGTGTAGCAGTCTGCCATAGGAATGCCGGCATAGTTCAGAGCAGCCATTTCCTGCTCCTGATATAGAACGAAGCTGTATGGCATTTCTTCAGTTTGAATCAATTCATCGAATGCCTTAACGTCATACTTGAATGGAACGCGACTTTCAAATGTCTTATACATAGATTTGAAGCCCGGACGAATAGCTGCGATAAATGCACATAACTCAGAAATATTCGTGGGCTTATAGATGCCAGCTCTCGCAGATGTTCCTGTCTTCTCTACCTGATTCAAACAAAGAGTGCAACCACGATGGTAAAGTTCCCAAGGTGACGGATCTTCTCTACACCATCTGAGAAGTTCTTGTACCGTTGGAGGCTCCATTCCGATTCGTTGATATCCTCTGTAAATTAGATTCACAACCTGAACAGTCAGTAAGTCGTTCTTCAAGAACTTAGCTTCTTCTGCCCAGTGACCATCGATCGCGGCGCAGATATGGTCTTTAATTCTGACTAGACCAATCTCACGTCGGATACTTCCCTGATATAGAAGATAAGCGCATGGAGCAATACTCCACGAAGTAACTAAACCAAGGTAGTCTGCGCTCTTCTCGAAGATTTCTTTGTACTGTGGCTCGATGAAGTCGTCGATAGAGATGTCGTCTTTTTCATCTTCATCAGCATGTTTTAGGGCGTCTTCATATTTGGCAATCTGTCCTGACACGATGTTCGCAAGTTCAAATGGAATGCCCTGAGATTTCGCATATAACTTCCATGCTGCAGACGTCTTATAAGTTCCGTACGCAAGCATCGGATAAGCATGGTCTTCTCCCAAGATTTCCTGTTGTGCCCTCGCAAATGGTTCAGGATCCGCTACGTTGAAGTCAATGTCAGGGATTGTACCGGCTTGCAGTATTCGTTCGGTTGACATGAATCGATCAGGATACATAACTCTCCACTATAAACGAATGTCTTAAACCCCTGATCAAGGGCCTGACAAATAACAGTACTTAGAAAGCTTGTCTTGCCAGAGCCAGGCGCTCCAGTAAGAATCGTTGTGCTTCCCATATAGAACTTATCCAAAGCAACGTCTAAGTCTTTGATTCCCGTTGTGAATCCTTCAACGTCACTCATGTCAAATTTCTTAACGTTTGTATAATCAACAACCGTTGGAATTTCTGCTTCTTGTGCATCGTTAATGACATCAATAACGGCCTGCTTACCACAAGATACCAATAAGTCATTCAAATCATTAATGTACTGGATGTCTCCATTTTTATTGGTTACAACCTCTCCTGTGATGATGTCGACCATGGGATCTTCCGGTATGTCGGCGGTTTTAACTCGGAATTCTCCAAGGCGTTTTGCCACGTCTTTAGCAAATTTTCTACCGGAATCGTCGTTATCGTGCACTAGGATGATTTCTTCGAACTGCTCTAGCCAATCCCAACACTCGGAAATCCATTGGGTATTGCCATCTCCTCCGTTGATGGAAACTGTGTTGGTGAAACCACATTCTACTGCCGTCGCGCAATCTCCCTCTCCGCAAACAATAATGAGCGGCTGATCCGGAACAATCTTATTTATGTTGTAGAGCACATTCGCTTTTGGTCCAGTGGTGAGATGCCAGCACTTGGACTTATCTTTTGGGGTTTCTCCGGTTCTACGCACCTTGACATCTACAAGCACATCATTTAAATCATAGTATTCAAATAATGTGTTGCCGTCTGGGTCTTGCTGAATCCCCAAATAATCGAGAGTACCGGCAGAAATCCCACGCCTTCCCCAATATTTAATAATTGAGTTCTTGTTGTCTGCGTATTTTGGTTCAGGGTAGTTATAATCACGACCATGCGTTTTTTTGCCTTTATCGGCATAATTGAAACGCTCTCCCGCCTGTTCATATAGCCATGCACAAGCGTCAATAAATGTCATTCCGTTTATGGTCATTTGCGCCTGAATTAAGTCAGACGTCCACCCACACGAAAAGCAATGTAATCGATGCAACTTGTGATCATAAGAACAACTCGGATTGTGGTCGTCGTGGCTGGGGTTTGGACAACACCCAACCATACGACGTTCATCCCACTTATCCATCTTGTATATCTCTTGGAGGAGTTCAGCATTTCTGAGACCAAGTTTTTCCTTAATCTCGTCGAGTTTTTCGCGATCAATAATCAAGATGGATCACTCCATTCATCTCAGAATTCTACAGTGTCCTCGCAGCAACATTCACATTCGCAAGGAACATCCATAACGTCTTCCTCATGAACCAAAATGATGTCAAGATTGCCTTCCAAATCCAACTCTACGCTTGGCAGGACATCATCCTCACAATAGTAACGATTAATAGAAGTTTCATCCTCGCACATTAAAACCGCCACAATATTGGGGCACTCCAACAAACGATTAAAGTTCGTCTTTTCACTTGCCATGCCGAAAGAGTTATATGTATGATTTGCATGAGCACAAACACTCATATTCAGCCAATCCACAGTTTCAAACTCAACGTATTCATCGTTGATTTTGACAATCTTCTTGGTTCCCATATCGAACTCAAATGCCGGTACGTCTAATGCGTCGAACCAGATTTCTTCACCGTTTTCCATCAAAAAGCCAATGTTGTTCATATTTACACTTCTCATAAATCAATCCTCCATTAAACCGCTTCGCCTGCAATGTTTTCTGCTACCGCATAACCATTTGCAGAAGAAATCATCATTCTTATATTGACTGAGCGGAAGGTTCTTCTGCTCATACATCAAAACAATTTTGTCCCAGAAATCAACGTCTTCGTAGATGCGATTAATTGTCTCTGTGAACCATTGTTTTGATTGTTCCAATTCGTTGATGTCAAAATCGATAACGACCATTTCATCAACGCGGAACATGTTGAAAATTAGTTGTGCTGGGTATTCTCCGTATTCTTGATAAACCCAAGCCGCGTATAGATAAAGCTGATGCGCATAATCTGATTGTTCTTTTTCATTTTTGAACTTACTTTTACTTTTGTGGTCAATCACTAAGAGTTTTTTAGTTTCTCTGTCTCGTGCCAATAAGTCAATGAAGCCGGTGAACTTACGTCCACCGACTTCTAAATTGACTTCGAGTTCTACGCCGAGAATCTCCCAGTGTTCAGAGAAACCCTCAAATGTTGAGAACAATTCAAATCCACGCTCATAGTATTTCTGATCAAGAGGTTTTCCTCTTGCGGGCGGGAATTCATTATGTAGATATTCGTAGTAGCGAGTTACATACGCGTCTCCCAGTTCATATTCCATAAGTTCGCCCTTTGCGTAGTCTTCGAATATTGAGTGACAAAGACTTCCCCATTCCGCAAATGCAGAACCCATTTGTGAAACGTGATCTAAATAGTGTAGCTTCCATCCATACGGACATTGAGCATATGAGTTAACACGTGAATAGCTCCAAACCATTTGGTCTAACCTGTCTTTATAGATGCTATTCATACGTGTGCCCTTCCTTTAATTAGAAGGGCAGCTCGTCCTGTCCGGACTTTTCGCCAGATTTTCCACCTGCAAAATAAACTGTATCGGCAACGACATCAACAGCAGAGCGAGTGTTGCCGTTATCATCTTGCCAAGCACGATACTGCAAACGGCCGTCGACAATAATTGGGTCGCCCTTGCTGAAATACTGAGCCAGGAACTCAGCAGTGTGACGCCATGCCTTGACGTTGAAGAAATCTGCCTCGCGCTCACCATCTTTGTTCTTGTGGTCACGATCAACAGCAATACGTAAAGTTGCGACCTTGACGTCATCGCCAACGGTCTTCAGATCAACATCTGCAACCAGACGTCCCTGTAGTAAAACACGATTTAAAGCCATAGTTAATTACCCTCCAGATTTTTCAGTTCGGTTAATACGATTTGAGCAATCGTAATGTCTTTGATGTTGTTGTAGTTGGCCATGCCGCCAGTTGCACTCTTCACAACTTCCGCGATTTTGGTTTTCGGAATTCCGCGATCAGGTAGTGATTTCGCCAATGCATCGATGCTGGAAATCACATCCTGCAATGTGGGCTCTCCATCATTGCCGTCGTCAACTTCTTCCACAATCTCGGACTTCTTCACAGGAACAACGGGTGCCTCTCCGCTATTTGCCCATGCCCAAATTGCTTCGCCGTCCTTTTCGGTTAGCAACTCAAAGCGATCCTCGAATAAGTGGGTATTATCCTTTGCCGCTGAGAAATGATGTGTGTCCTGATCCAAATTGAGAGTAACGGTATACTCAAATTCCAGACCATCGCGCTGGCTATAACCAAGACCGATTTTCTTAGGAACCTTTTTACCGTTGTTCTCTTCCAGAACGTACTCATCCTTACCACGAACAGTAGCGATGATATGAATGGGCGCCTGCAGAATCTTTTCTTTAAAGGCATCGTGACGAGGAGTAACCGTCTTCCACTTGGTATAGCTGTTCGTACCAGGCATACTGTTAACCAGATCCAAACAGAAATTCCATTCGTGGGATAAGCTGTCGATAATCAAAACCTTATAGCCTGCGTCAACGGCTTCATCGATTGCCTTGATGTATTTTTCTGGAGAATAAGGCGCATCGAGCTGCATATCGTCGAAGTCAAACTCATTCGCGTAGTAGCGAATACGTTTATTCTCCGTATCGAGTGCAGCCACTCTACTACCGCACTTGCGGGCAATACCAGTAGCAAGACGCAGTGCGCTGTACGTCTTACCACCGCCGCTGGGTGAATTCAAAAGAATTTTCGCCCAAATTTGTTCCTTCTTCGCTTTTTGGAAAGCCATATTTCTTTACCTTCCTTTTGTTTTATTTCAAACAACTTTCGTTGATTGATTGCGTCGTTTAGCTTTTTTCGGCACATCTTCCTCTCGATTAGGTGCTGCCGTAGGATCCATCTCCTCGAAAATTTCATATAGCGCTGGAGGAGATTTGTTTTTGCCGAGTAACTTATATCCATCTGGAACGATTTCATAGCCGCTATATATTAATCTGTCCGGTGCAGAAGTTACGATGAATTCGTTGCCGGATAATGCATGTTGTCTTACCCAAATAATTTCATCCTTTGGCAGCGTTTTACGAATGCTGCCAGCTGCTTGTCTAGCCATAAGCACCTCCAGAAATTGATGTAAAATAAAGAAAGAGCAGCGACTCTTTCGAATCGCTGCTCTTATAGCAGGTTATTAAGTTAGTTTACCACGCGCTCCAGTCATGCTGAAGTCCAATTCGCGGGTGTTCTTCGTAGGCCCGATAATCCGCACGAAGTGAATGTCTACCGCCATTACTATCAACATATTCTCTTCTGCGCCAGTCATCGTCTTGCAGTATGACAAGAGGTAATTGTTTATACATAATAATTGGTTCCTCAGGAAGTTGCTGCAGGCTGGAAGAATATATGCGATCTGGGCGCCCATATGGAAAATCCGTTTCGTAAATGCGGATTTGATTACTAGGATTATACTGTCCTTCTTGGTCGAGTTCACACGGAAGACATATATCATACCCTTGTTGTCGAAGAATCTGCACTGCTTGATATAATGCCTCTTCGACAGGTGTTCTTCCTCGATAAAGCGTTTTGCCAATCTCTCGGAATTTATGATGATATATGCCAATAGGAGTCTTGTCTCCATTTTGGTTCCAGTATGAATAGACTTCTTCTTTGAGGTCTTGAAAGACATTCCATGTCAATACATATAAAAGTGAATCCACAGACCACTTTTCAATAACCGGTTTTTGCTGTTCTTGTTGATTTTTCTTTTTAAATCGTCTATCAATCAAAAAAACAGCAACGAGAATGGCCGCTAAAATAAAATGCATCAGCTACGCCTCCCGCGATGAGATATATGTGATTCCTTTAGAGATATCTCAGTAACTCCATCTGAACAAACGCTATGTGTACGCCTTCGATCATCGTCTGATGGTTCTTTGATATCCGGAAAGTTTTGGTTATATACAACCTTGGAAATTTGAAATTTCCTGTATGTTAAATCGGGCCTTCGATAGTGATGAAACCAGCGCTCAGATTCAGAATATGACACATGATGAGTTCGACCAATTGAAGTCATATATGCCATAGCCCTTTCGAGCGCTTCAACAGCCGGCTCGTGTCCATACAATTCGTGTCCAACTTCTTCAAATTCAGGATCATATACGCTGATTGGAATATCATACCTGTCCTGACATATCCTATATACTTCCGGAACAATGTCATCCCAAAACATATACCAAGACGTAAGGTATTCAATCCTACCATTCATTCCACGCAAAAAGAGAGATGGATCTTCTCGTTTATCTCTTTTTCGAAGATAATTGCCGAGTAAAAATAGTGCCGGGCAAACAACACATACAGTTATTGCAAATACGAAAGCTGTTGTTGCGGCATGCAAACTTAAGTGCATTGTATCCACTCCCCTCTTGTGACATTATATCTCTCATTAAATGAGAAGTCCACTTCACTCATGATGAAACTTCAGTTTTGTTGATAACTCATTGCACGTACGCAGTTCTTCATCAACATTGCGACCGTCATGGCTCCAACTCCTCCTGGCACAGGAGTAATTGCTGATACAACATCCTTGACATCTTCAAAATCAACGTCTCCGCACAGGCTACCATCATCTTGACGATGGATTCCTACATCAATAACGACTGTCTGTTGACTCACATAATCTCTGTTGAAGAACTTAGGCTGTCCAATGGCGCACACCAAGATGTCGGCACGTTTACAGATGTCCTTTAAATCTTTTGTTTTTGAATGACATATAGTCACAGTTCCATTGTTACGCAGCAATGAGATTGCTGTTGGTTTCCCAACGATATTGCTTCTACCAACTACAACACAATGCTTGCCTTCGATTTGGATATTATTGATTTTAAGCAACTCAATAATTCCGCTGGCAGTGCAAGGAATAAATGTGTCTTCTCCAACCATAAGTTTTCCAGCGTTAATTTCATGGAAACCATCTACATCCTTACTCGGGGAAATTGCTTGAATCACGCGATATTCATCGATATTTACCGGTAGAGGGAGCTGGACCAGAATCCCATTCACTAACTCATTATTGTTCAAATCATTGATGAGGTTAAGCAATTCTTCTTCTGTCGTACTTTCAGCAAGTTTATATTCGATGGCCTTAATGCCGCAATACTCACATGCATTTTGTTTATTCCTAACATATGTAGAAGATGCTGCGTTGTTACCAACTTGAATCACTACAAGACATGGCTTCTTTGTCATTTCAGAAACTATGCCTTTTACTTCTTCTTTGATATGAGCTGCTGCAGCCTTACCATTTAGTATTTTCATTTCACAAAACAACTCCTCTATCATCAAAACCATAAATCGTCCGGGTTGTTGATATCAATAGCTTGGAGGAGTTTGTCGGCATTATTGAATCTGGCAATGTCGCCACATATCTGCCCGAGTATGGCAAGATTAAAATTCTCAATACGGGCGATGCTATTACCGACGAAATGCTCATTTTGTCACTGCATTCCACCGGGCACTTCAAATTAGAAGATGGTAGTAAATTTGCCAATACGACTTGGTTTAGCGATGGCATCTTAAATCAGAGCCGGCAGATGTTATCTACATCTACTAATGAGGGTGGTTATTTGGGAGGAGCCTTAGATAGCTGGATGCAAAACATATTGTTCTTCTCTCTTCCCTATCATTGGCAGTCAATTATTAAGCCTGTTACTGTGCTTGCAAATGCTGGCCTTCAGAAGAGTACCGTGAATAGCGGGGTAAGACGGCTATATGTTCCTTCCATCGCAGAGATGGGATATGATATGACTTCAGTTCCCTATTGCAATGAGATTGATCCTGATGCTAATGAAATTCGTTTCTCCAAATACACAAGTAATGCACAGCGCATTAAGAAAACCTTCTGGGGCACAGGCACTGAACAATGGTACTGGACTCGTTCTGCATGTTCAAGTTCCGATACTCAGTTTGAGCTGATCAGCGCAAGTGGCTATCAGTATGCGTTGTCAGCAAATAATACTTACTGGATTTGCGTTGGATTCTCAATTTGACGGGGGGTGACAGATGATGAGCTATAAACTATTAAAGGATGGCATCGTTATTGATGCTGTTGATGCGCCCGTTTTTGTGTATTACAATCAGCGGCTGTGTTTATTTTTGGCTTGCGATGAAGATCAGGCTCAGGGCATTGCTTCTCGCGACGGCACTACATATTATCATCTGTCCGACAAGGATGACTTCTGTGTTGATGGTTATGACACCGTTGATGCAGAAGTCATTTCTTTTGAAGACGCTCGGTTAATCATGGATGCTGTAGATGCCGGGAAGCCACTTCCTGAACCTCCCGTAGAAGAGCCGGTTGAAGAGGCCCTTCCTGATGGTGCTCTGGAATTAGTCCGGTCGCATAAACGCGTTGAAATGTCTGCTGCATGCGAACAAGCAATTTATCGCGGCACAGATGTTGAATTACAGGATGGTACTCATCACTTTAGTTTCACGCTACAAGATCAAAGTAGTCGAAACAGTAAATTCCGTGATATGACTAGCTGTAAAGCATGTGGAAAATGCGGTTTAGGTTCCAATAAGAATGCTTCCATACACCCAAATGGTAATCTATATGGCTGTCAAGAAATGACCAGTAATGTCGGAGAACAAAACATTTTTTACATTGGCAATATTTACTCTGGTGTTGAAGATAGTCGACGGTTTGAATTAATGGAATTGTTTGATAAGCAATCCGCCGTTGGTGATGACTGCGCGAACTGTTTATATAATCGTGTTTGTGATGGAGGATGTGTTGCTAACAATTACTTGATTAATCAAGATATCTCAGTTGTACCTAACACGTATTGTTGGTGGAAGCGTGTTGTGCTGGATGGCGCAGTTCGAATTATGCAAACACTGGGACAAGAAGAGAACGCAATGTTCCGTAAGAAATGGGGTGGCAAATAATGAGTGATGAAATCACAACTGGTAACGTTATTGAAATCCCTAGTTATTTATCAAATTCAGACGCAGGTATCGCAGTTGCATCAGATTGCGGCAACTGCGAAGGAACAGAAGCATGTGGTGGTAGTGAATCTACGTGTAGTGCATGTCAAGGTTTGGGCGGATGTGAGGCCGCATGTGAGGCTGAAGGTCAAACTTGTGGAACTTGCATGTGTACCAGTGCTCAGACTGGAAGCCAGGGATGCAGCCAAGGATGTAGTCAGTCTTGCAGCCAAGGATGTAGTCAAAGTGCATGGATACCGAGCGATTGGACGTGGATAACTAAAGTTGTACCTGGTGGCGCTGTATCTGTTTATAACCACAACCCATCATATCTTACTGCTGCTGAGTGGAATAGTTTTACCTCACGTATCAATGAGTTTCGTACTTACAAGTCATACGCAGCGTCTGCTTTTACATCGGTTGTACAAGGAGAACAGATGCTTGATTCTCAAATACAAGAAGCTATTTCTGCGATTGCTGAAATGAATCCTCCAATTGCTACTCCGAGATTAACCGATAACGCATATGCAAATCGTGGTGGATATTCTGCTTCATTTTTTAATGGTCTGGCTGCATCACTTAACAGCCTTACTGGTAGCTATATTACGGCAAATGATTATTATGTTGGAAGCTCGGTTTATTTAATCGAAGATAATCTACCAGTAGAATATATTGTCGTACATAAAGGAAATCCGAATGCGGATATATATGATTCCAGTTTTGATGGTGTTTGGTTGTTAAGAAAGGAAATCTATAAGATTTTAAACAGCTATACGAGAACATTCCCATATTTCAAAACTGAAATTCATTCATGTATTCATGATGAGCTCTATCCTTCTTTCGATGAGTACATTAAGACTGCTATCAAGCAAGTACATATGCCTTACGTCTCAGACTTTGAGCACGATGGAACCGGTAATCACACTGTAGAAACGGCTACGGTTTATGGTTTTGCATTAGCAGCCGAAGAAATCGGGTGGTCGAGTAGCAGTCCAGATGGATTTGAATCTGATTATGCCGACGGAGAGGGCTCCAAATACTATATTCCAAAAGATGGTTCTTGCCTTGACTATTTTGCTTCGGCTACAGCGGCTGATCGAATCGCCAATTATTACGAAGAAAATAATGGCTGGGTATTGCGTTCGCCACACACGAACTCTTATCCATTAGATAATGCAATAACGGAATATGCATCTTTCCACACCGTTAATGAGAATGGTCGACATACGTGTACGCTTTATTTTAACAATGTCGGTGTTCGCCCATGCTTTGTTATTAAAAGCGATACGCTGTTTAATCCCACCACGAACGTTATAGTTGGCTGGGATCGTTCCGATGACGAAATGATTGGTGACATTGATTATATTACACCCGCAAACATGTCCACATATTTTAAGGGCTATAATACTAACAATTTCTCTTGGTTGGAGAGTCCAGGAACTGGCGAACAGATTATGCTGCTAAATTCCGATTCGCGTTTGGTATTAGTGGCAAAACAAGCAATGAACCTTAACATTTCTGTAACATTAGCAGCATACAGTGCTGGTGCAGATCTTTATATAAAAGATAAAAACGGAGAAACAAAATTTGATTCTATTGCTGCTGGTCCTCTTGAATGGCTAGATAATGGCGCAATGTATTATAGTGTGTCACTTATGCCAGGCGAAAGAGTGTCGTTGTTCCATGATTTAACTTATACGGATGCATCTCAGTGGGTTGAAGGGTCAACCGATAACCCAGCAACTTATTGCTATATTAATTCCATTGAGGTTGAAATTTAAATAGGAAGCGTGAGGGGATATTATGACTAAACAAACTACAATTTTATTCGATTATATTGGTGGCAAATTGTCCGCAGAACAGGCAAACGAAGAGCTTGCAAAACACGGACTGAATATCCGCATTGATCCCAATCGTTGTAATCTGACCGACGAACAGATTGCAGACGGTTGGGGTCTTTTAGATACTGGCACCGGTACGATGGATCCTGCACGCATGACCGACGGTAAACTGGTGAATGTCGACTGTGGTGATAGTTATGCTCTATTCTTCCACGACGGAAAAATGTATGAAGTCAAAGGCAAAGATTTATTCTTGAAGTAAACAAAAAAAGAGGGAGACCGTAATGGTCTCCCTCTTTCGATTTAAGGGGGTGCAGTAATGCTGCTCAAAATTAAACCCAAGGCAATGAGCATCTATGTCGCTAATGGAAAGCTGACATGCGCTCAAGTCAGACAGCGTACCGGATGCGACATCTGCATCAACGGTACGCTCTATAATTTTTCCACAATGAAGCCTGTTTGTGATGTCAAAATCAATGGCGTTGTTATGTCTGATGATCAGTATTCTTACTGGGGGTACGGATGGAATGACGGACAAGCTCGCGCCACAATGAGCAACAAAATGTCTTCTTGGAAGAATTACATTTCTTGTGTTGCTCTCTGTAAAGATGGCAAGAAAGTATCCATGTACTACAACAAAGATGTTGGTGGTGTACGTGGAAGATCTGCGATCGGTTATATGAAAGACGGAACAATGGTTATCTATTGTTCAAAAGATGGCACATCTGCTGCATGCAGTCCTGAGTCACTGCAGACCCAAATGTTGAATTATGGGTGTGTTGATGCGCTAATGCTCGATTCTGGTGGCTCATGTTCTTTGGAAAGCGATGCTGGTCGCATTACGACTTCTCGCAAGGTTGCCAATTATATTTGTATTTGGGTTGATAAAGAAGACACTCCCGCAGAGGATATTCCGCAGCCAATCTGTCCATACAAGGAGCCAACCACGAATGTAAAGAATGGCACACGCGGAGAGTCCGCAAAATGGGTGCAGTGGTGTCTGAATGTCATCATCAACGCTGGATTAATTGTCGATGGTATTTTTGGCAGTAAATCTGTTACAGCACTGAAGTCTTATCAGCGTTCTAAAAGTCTTACTCCCGATGGTATTTGCGGAAAGCTCACGCGATCTGCGATCAAAGAGGATTTGGAGGATTGAATATGAAAAAATTTGAATTTTCCCAACTCTTTGGTCTTATTATTACCGGCGCGGCGATTGGCATTGGTATCTGGATCTTGCGAGAATATTTTTCTCTAATGGAGTTGGCTATCAATTTGGGTGCCGTTATTACTCCAGATGCTGCATTAGCCATTACGGCTGTGACAGCTATGTTGGTGCCCAATTTAGCATATGAGGCTTATCAGGGTTTTTTGAAAAATTCCCGCAATAAGCATGGCGTGGATAAGAATGGTACTCCACACGCCAAACAAAGAAAAAAAGAAGATGAGGAGGTGTGAGTCCGATGTACAATCGTGCAAAAGTTCTTGAAATTGCTAAGCAGGAACTCGGTGTTGCTGAACCTCGCGGCGACGACAAGTATATTCGTTGGTATAACGATGTCGCCGGTGCAGACTTTGCAATGAATGTGGCGTGGTGCGCTATTTGGTGTTCATGGGTTCTTCGTGCTGCAGAAATCCCTGAAAAGCTGTGTCCGAACTTTGCTTCCTGTACGGTCTGCATGAAATGGGCCAAGAAAAATGGTGTATGGAAGGATAATGATTATTCTCCATTGCCTGGCGACTTGATTATGATTGACTGGAATGGCAAGGGTAATCCCACCCATGTTGGTATTGTTAGCGATACCAATTCTGTGACAGTATTCACCATTGAGGGTAACACCTCCAATAAAGTTGCTGAGCGTTCTTATGACCTTGATGATGCGCAGATTCTTGGATATGTGGCAATCAATTATGGGGATGATTCCCCAGTTGCAGTTCCAACAAAACCAAACACTAGCACGAAACGACGTCGTATTTCCGAAGTGCAGACCATTCTGCGTAAGGAGTATGGCGTCGTTATTGTTATTGATAATGCTTGGGGTCCTAATTCTAATAAGGCACTGATTAAAGCAATCCAGAAATCCCTGAACGATGCGTATCGTTCATGGCTGTCTATTGATGGTATTTGGGGTCCCAAGACCGAAAATGCTTGGCGCAACATTGCGAAAGGCGATTCAGGCAAGCTTGTAAAGCTGGCTCAGATTGCTCTGATTGCTAAAGGATATGACATTGAGCCAGATGGAATTTTTGGCAAGGATACTCTGAAGGCAACTAAGGATTTTCAGAACAGCAGTGGTCTGGAAAAAGATGGCATTATTGGTCGGCTAACAATTAACAAGCTGGTCAAGTAAGGAGATAATATGACTGAATTATTTGATGTTTTACTGAGATGTCTGAGCATGATTATGCTTGCCGCAGTTACTTATGTAATTATTCCCGCCATTAGAGATTGGCGTAAGAATAATCTGACCGAGAAGCAGCAGGAGCAGTTGACCTTCTGGGTGGAGACTGGCGTTTTGTGGGCCAAGCAGTGGATGCAGGCTTACTCTGGTGAAGAAAAGAAGGCTGCTGTTGTGGCTTTTGTGTCTGCCAAAATTAAAGAACTGGGTCTTCCATATTCTGCCGATGATATTGATAAGTCTATTGAGGCTATTTATAGCACCGTCAAAGATATTACCGATGCAGCAACCGGCAAGGTTGTGACAGAAAGCGTGGGTGAGTCCGATGCAAACAGTTGAACTCATTACGACTCTTGGCTCAATTGCTTCTGCGTTTCTCGGCGTAGTAGCAGTCCTTGGAATGTTATTGAAACCTGTTCGCAAGAGGTTTGTTGAATTTGTGACCAAAGCCGCTAAAACAGACGAGACAGATTCTGAGGTCGCTCAACTTCGATCATTGATTGAAAAGCAGAATGAAGAATTAAAAACTTCAATTGAACAAATCAAAACGGATAACCAAAATCAAGCACAGAAATTAGATGACTTGACTGAAGCTGTTGCTCTCAGTAATAGGGCTAGCCGTGCTGCGCTGGGCAACACTATCAAGCACATCTATTATAAGTATCTTCCATCTAAGCGCTTACCGATCCATGAAATCGAGTCTCTCCATATGATTCATAGAACTTATAAAGAAGAGGGTGGCAATAGTTTTGTTGATGCTATCTTCGATGAGATGATGAACGAATGGGAACATACGACTTGA